GGTGGCTGCGTCACAGTGGCCCCGTCTGAAACAGTGGCACCAGTCGAAGCTGCTCCAGTGGGAGAAACACCAAAAGCATTAGCACCAGCACCAGTGGAATCTCAACCGATTGCTGAAACCCCAGTGGCACCTACTAGCGTTACCAAAGCAGGCGACACTATCAACGTTGAAAATCCAAACGTTGAGGTTACTTTCCCTAACGGCACTGGTAAATACTCACCTTTTGAAGTTGAATATAAGGATATTCAAATTCCAGACAACGTGCCGGTGAATGAAGGCGACAAGGTGGTTACTGAGTTGCCTAAAGAAATCGGCTTGCAGACTAGCTTTGATTTCGATGTTTACAACAACGAGAATGTTGTCGGTAAGGCAAACGCTGACGCACAAACACGAGTGATCACTACCACGTTCAACAATTACTTTGCTGAACACCCATTGAACAAGAAAATGTCTCTTAAATTCGACGCTAAGTGGTTGGATATTGTTGAACCGGGTAAACCAGTAACTGTTAATTTCAACGGAACAGTTAAGACCTTTGAAATTGATGACGAAAGTCCTCTCCCAACTGACGAATTACTTTCTAAATGGGGCAGTCAAGACAAGAAAGACCCACAGGTCATCAATTGGAGCTTGCGTCTTAACACTGCCCGTCAAGTGTTGAATTATGCGAAATTGAAGGACACTTGGTCTGATAATCAAGAGTTCGTCGAAGGCTCTCAAAACATCTATTTCGTAGAAGACCCTATCAAATGGACTGGCATCGATTTCTCAGCCAAAGACTACCTTGAAAGCTGGAACGTTAGAGCTGATGGCTTCGACGCTAAATTTAAACAGTTCAATCGAATCATGTATATCGATTACAAGACACGCTTGAAGAACGCTGTCAAAGATAGCACTAACCCAACCAACAAGGCTGAGTTGGTAGCAGTAGACGCTGGGGCTAAATCGACTTCTAAGGTGCAACTAGTCGGTGGCCGAGGAGATGCGTCTGGTGAAAACAAGCCAGAGCCAACTTTTGAGGTGCCAAACGACGCCCCTAAATATGAAAAACCGGAATTTGAAGGCGGTGTAGTCCCTAATGACCCACCAGTCGTTGAAATCCCAGAGTGGAACGGTGGCACAGTACCAAACGAAGCGCCTATCCATTACAAACCAGAGTTTCAAGGAGGCATTCCTGGAATTCCTGAAGTCCGTGAACTCCCACCATTCGAAGGTGGCGTAGTTCCGAACGATGCCCCTATCCTCGATTTGCCAGAGCTTGAAATTCCAGTAGAGCCAGAAAAACCTAGCACGCCAGAAAAAGCCCCTAAAACGAGCGTTGATAAAAAAGCGGCACAACCTGTCACAGTATCTTATAACTTCGCACCAGCAAGCAAAGAGACATCTAAAACAACCATTTACGGTGGTGTTCTCCCTAACACTGGGGAAAAAGAAGGCATCGCTAGCACTTTAGGGCTGGTAGTAATTGCAGCAGGTATTACCGCTCTAACTCTTGGATTTAAGAAACGCAACGAAAAATAATTAAATAATTGAAGTGGTGGGAGGGTAGGCATTAAATATGGAACGAGAAACTTATGAAGTCGATAACCGTTGGCGGAACAAGTACATGAATTTAGGTCGTGAGCTGGGGGAGATTATCAATAGTCAGCAAGACAGAATCTTGTCGCTAGCTCAAGAAAATAACAAGCTCAAAAGGGAGCTTTGGTGTCTAAAAAAGTCAAAGGGCAAGAAATGGCTCTAAAATCGCTTGTAACCGCCCTGAATAATCTAGTGGCACAATTAATTACACTAGAGAAACGGTAAAACGGCAAATAACCCCCGAAATTTGAGAATTAGGGGGTATATAAAAAGGATATGACATGGAAGAAATGACATTCACAGAGTTGCAACAACGGATGCAGCTTGAAAAAAAGCAAGAACGAAACGCCAAGTACGCTTCAAGGAGTGCTGAGGATATTTACAACGTATTCAAGAGTTTGAAGTCTAACTGGAGTGTCGTTGTTGACTATGACTTGGTTGTAATTATGGACAAAACCTATATCAAAGCCACTGCTACAGCTTTCAGTAAAGATACAAACGTGAAGTCGGTAGCGTTTGCTGAGTTGTCTCCGGTGCCGATTTTGAAAACTCGTAACGGCGACTTGAAACAAATGACCGAGCCGCAATGGACAGGAGCGGTGCAATCATACGCTGGGAAATATGCTTTACAGTCATTATTTGCAATCGGTGACCAAGATGTGGACCAATTTGAAATGTCAGAGGACAGTTTACAACAAAACCAACCTCGCAACACCCAACCACATCAAAACCAGCAACCGCAACAAGCACGCTATGAGTCAAGAAGCGATCAACAACCTAACTTCATTAGCAACGAGCAACATGACATAATCATGCAACAAATTAACGAACTTGCCTTAATTACTGGTCAAGCAACCGAAACAGTAGCTAATTACTACTTGAAGAAGTACAAACTAAATGATTTCCATGAGTTGCTAGTAGCAGGTTTTAACGTGGTAAGCAACGACATTCAAACACAAATCAACAATCGAAAGGGATAAAAATGAAGGACGTAACGAACAATTTTCTTGAAACGATTGAACCGGTCTATACGCCGGGGACAATCAACTTTGATTTTGACAAGTTCGATGCAGCGATTCAAGCGGCAGTTAGCGAGCTATCAGACGAGCAACTGGACAGCTTGGAATATGACGAGGTCTTAAAAGAAATCACTCGTTTTAAAGGGCTTGGCGACAAACTGGATGACAAGCGTAAGGAAATTGGCAGAATCTACAAAGACCCACTTACCGAGTTTGAATCTAAACTAGCGACCTCGCTAGAGCCATTGAATGCACTACTTGGCAAGTTGCGCGCTAAACGGGATGAAGTCAAAGAACACAAAAAAATGCTGCGAATCGACCACGTTAGATCAGTATTTGAAAGCAAGTGTGAACTAGCCGGACTAGACAAGGACACATTCAAGGACAAGTACGAGAGCTTTTCTAAGGTCGGTGACTTCATGGATAAGAAAATGAAGCTCAAAAAAGCGACAGAAGAAGAAATCGACGCTTTGGTTTTGGCTGAGTATGACCGCTTGGAAGAATACAAGGCTAACATTGCCATGATTGAGGAACAAGCCCTTGACTATGAGCTGCCGGTTGAACCATACACTAGAGCATTGCAGAATGATACACCTCTAGTTGAAATTCTCAAACAAATGAAGAAAGACCGTGATGCAGCTATTGAGCGTAAACAACGAGCGGAAGCTAAAGAGAAAGCAGAAGCGGCACGCCTAGCAGAGATTGAAGCAATGGCTAAACAGTCAGCAAACGAGGAAATCAAAGCGGTAAACGCTGAAACTGGCGAGGTAATCGAAGATGCTAAACCCGTCGAGGAAGTGCCTAGCAAACCCGCTGAACCTTACAAGGTCAATCTTGCTCTTACGTTCCACGGTGGAGAAAACCAATGGCATCAATTCGCTAAGCTGTTGGATGACAACTTTGTAAATTATGAAATTCTAGGAGAAAATCAATGATCAATTCAGTTTGTCTTGTTGGTCGCCTAACCCGTGATCTAGAACTAAAATACACGACCAGCAATATTGCAGTAGCTACGTTCAGCCTTGCGGTTAATCGTAACTTTAAGGACGCTAATGGTGAACGTGAAACAGACTTTATCAACTGTGTTATCTGGCGTCAGCAAGCTGAGAATTTGGCTAATTGGGCTAAAAAAGGCGCATTGATTGGTATTACTGGACGCATCCAGACTCGTAGCTACGAGAATCAGCAAGGTCAACGAGTGTACGTAACCGAGGTTGTCGCTGAGAACTTCCAAATGTTGGAAAGCCGTGCAGCGCGTGAAGGAGGTAATGCTAATCAAGGCAATACAATTGGCCAGCAAGCACCACAACCGCAAGGGCCAAACTTTGCAAGAGAAAGCAGCCCATACGGTAATTCAAACCCTATGGACATCAGCAGTGACGATTTACCCTTCTAATTTGGTGAAAACATGAAAATGATTTTAAACATCGAGCCTAAACCACAAACAAGGCCACGATTTAGCAAGTTCGGGACTTACGAAGACTCTAAAATGAAGGCATGGCGTCGTCAATGTTCGCAACTTATTGAGCAAGAATATGATGGGCAATTCTTTGACGGTCCGATTTCAGTAGATGTCGTTTTTTATATGAAGGCCCCGCTTAATGTATCAAAAAAGCCCACGCCAAAAGCTAGAGCTAAAACGTGGGACGCATTCAAGAGTTTTATGTCTGAAACGCTTTGGCATGCGAAAACTCCAGATGTTGATAATCTGGTCAAATCGCTCTTTGACAGTATCTCAAAAGCTGGTTACAACAAAGTTGATAAGAAGGGTATCGTCTGGACGGATGACAGTATTGTTTGTGAGTTAAGTGCTCGTAAGAAGTACAGTCCTAATCCACGCATTGAATTTGAAATCAAGGAGCTCGAATGAATAGCAGATATAAGGACAAGTTGGTTGGTGTATATGCACCGGGAAACTATGGACATACCAGCGTATTAGATCAGACACAAGAATTTTCGAGATGGTTTTGGAACAACCGCAAGGATATGAAGCTTATCAGCATCAAGCTAGGTATCGACGTTAAAAAGCTCAATCGCATTCTGACACTAGAACAGTTGCCGGATGAAGATTTGTTAAGGAAGATGGTCGAGTTATGCAATGGCTAAGGCAATTTATAGCAAAGAATCCGGCAAAGGTTTTCAGAGAAGGACCGGAACCGATAACTATGGGAATTAGAAATATGAAACGCAAAGTGAAATTTTTTGACAAACTATATGACACTGACACGCTTGACGAAGAAATTAACGCCTGGATAGAAGGCTACAACAAGGAACTGATAGATGTAAGACTAACCGCAGATTGGGAAGATGGCAACGACTACGTTAAATATACTGCCACAGTAATCTATGGGGACAGAACCGAGGGATGATATGAAATACAAAGTTATAGTTTACTACGACAATATGGAAGACAGTGAGCATATCTTCAACAACAAGAACGATGCGATTAATGAATTACACCGTTTGCGAGGTGTTAAATCTCGCAATGCAAGAAAATACAAGGTTGAAATGGAGGAAATTGATGACTAGACAAGAAGCAATACAAACGCTATCGAAGGTAGGGAAGATTTCTGTATCGTACGCAGAAGACCTATATGACTCATTCTTCCCGAAACCAGTCGTTCCGCAGTTTGTGGCAGATTGGATTAAGTATTGTAAATTTACTAACGTTAATCTGGGGCGGGCTTTATTTATTAGTGATATAGATTTTTACAATTATGAAAGTCAAGAAGATTGTTCAAAACTAAAAGAATTTCTAGGAACAGAGACAAACCAAGAAACTTTCGCCCTCGCTTGGACTTTAGGCTACGAGGTCGAGAAAGAACCTAAATACGAGGTTAGAATCAAGGGGATTGACTATAAATATTGTGTATTAAAAAATGGCGGTTATTGGTATTTTGGTGAAGATTGGGGGGGTAAGAAGATTAAAACGCAATCGTTTACACGCAAAGAACTAGAAGATGCTGATTTTGGGTGGGTATTCAACTGCCCAGGCGTTGAAGTGAAAGAGGTAACGGATGAATAACCTAATTACTAAATTCAACGAGTGGGCAGACGAACGCAACT